CATAGAGTTATACAGGGTTTAAATTGGTTGCAGGGCAGTAACAAAGGCCTCCGCCAATCGTTAGGGTTGTAGCAACAACTAGAAATAGGTGATGTCCTTAAGACGAATATCAACATCATTGACACCTTCACCAATGAAGGTCAGGAAATCATTGAGACCAGGGTCAAGGGCAAATTGTGCGACATTATCAGCAGTGTTCTGGGTAATGGTCCATGCAGGGGTGGTGGTGTTGAGAGAAACTGTAGTGGGCTTATAAAATATCCTGGTACCGGCTTCTATAAGTTGTCCACGGATGTCTTCCAGACGTCCTCCAATAAGATTATCAGCAATGATACCGCCAATAACCCAATCTGTAGGGTCGGTATTGTTGGATTGAATGTGGATCTTATCTGTTAAGGCCATGGTGAGTGAACCAGGAAGTTTATAATTGCTAGCACAGTTTCTTACACTTAAGATACGGTCATTGTTAGCGACATTGATGGCAGCTCTAGGGGGTGTGATGATTGCAAGTTCTATATCATATTCGAGAGTCCAATAACCTACGGGAATGAGATCGGGGTTATCAGTAAATGATACGAAGAAGCCTGCGCTCATCAATCTGAGATCAGTAGCGGGTGCCACCCACTTCCACTCCTTGAAATACGGTGTGCAATCAATCGTACCAGGGTTCGATACGGGAAAAGAGCGGAAGCGATCTGAAACACTCAGCGCTTGACTGTCAGAGGGAGCTGAATCATACGGGTCAAAGTCAGGGGCAGCAGATATAGAGCCTGCTGTTGTCTTTGAAACAACGGGTGTAAAGTGCATCTTCAAGCTGTTAGTACGGAAACGCTCATAATGACGCATAACGTCTGTTACAGCAGCAAGACCAACACGCTCGAAGCCGTCGTAATCAAATTGGATCGTAAAATTAAGATCTGCAGATGACTGGGTTCCTACACGATAACGTCCAGTGAGCCTCTTGATGTGGGACAAGTTACTAGCAGCGGCCTGCTTAGCAGGGGTCTGGTTAGTGATTCCATTAAGAGAGTTGTTGTTAGCTAGGGCAGCTAAGGATTTTAATTGTTTAGAGGTAAGACCGCTGGCTTGGTTCTTCCTCTTTTGGGTTTGTCTTTTAGTTTTTGAGTCCATGTTTTGGGGCACTTGGACACTCTGGTTTCCACAATCTTTGTCAGGGTCTTCTTGTTGGTGTTCTGAGTGATTGCTTGCTTCTTGAGGGATGCAATCACAGATGGGGAGTCTTGCTTAGGCAGACAAGTGCAAGGTGCAACATGTCTGGTAATGCCATTTATGATGCAACAACGCATTACCTTAGGCTGGTGGGTGGTATACACCACTGGCAAGTTGGAGGTAACTCCGGATTCGATGGCAGTTATTCTCCTCTCCCACGCGCACACGTCAACATGCTTTTCCATAAAAGCAAGGTATTCGTCCTTGGGCGGGGGTGGGTATGGACAGGAATACCATTCAAGGTTCCATGCTCCTTCCTCAAGTTTATATTTCTCCACATCGGCTGTGCGGATGGTTTTCGAAAGCTTGAGCCATGCTTTCGATTCTCGGTGGAAGAAGCAGAATTCAGGTTCTGAATCTCGGACGCACATACATTTGCACACTCTGGCCACGACGGGGTCTCTCCTACCATGAGTAACAGATAGGTGGAACTTGGGGCAATGCCTAACTGGATCCATGAGGGATCCATTATGAGCAGATGGATTAGTGTAGACACGACCTAAGAAAATGATAGAAGAGTTAGTCGGGGAAACCTCCTCAGTCAATTTCAGCCCTAAATCATTACAAGTTTCGAGATAGGGTAAAGGCTTGTCATACACAGGTGTCATGCCATCATCACCACCATAGACTCCTAGACTGGAAAATGCCTTAACTGGGTCCAGTCCTGTGTTACGAAACACGCAATAGGCAACGAATGCGTTGTTAACAGTATTAAAAAGTGAAGTGTCGGGTGAACCTGATAAACGTGTGGCTTCAACAGAGTAAGGAAGTCCATGTTTGGTCCAGCAGGTTTTGTAATACTGAGATAAGCACTGGTCGCTGCCATTAGAATCACTATAGGCTGCATCTAAAATGCTGGCTTCTAGGAATATGAGGAAGTTACTATGGGTGGCATCATAGGACGAAAAGTCTGTTAGTTGTACGGCCGGGCAATGGGAACACACAAAGTGTACTCTTTCAGCAGCCTCTAGTGGTGAACGCCCAAATGCATACCAAGGCTGTTGCTTGATAATACGGGCAAGAGGGACTGTGTAGCGCGAGAACTCCACTTTGTGTTCAGGGTTGGGGTTGGTGATATTCCGGGCATCTCTGAACTTGGCGTACGTCTCTTGTTTCATGAAGGAAGTGAGACGGGTTACAACATTAGACGTGTCCTTAATGACATGTCGGGTGACCATCTGTTTTTGATTAGGTTTATTGAAGTGGTCTATTAATTCCGCATGGTCTATTGGGGTCAGCTTTGGTAAGTCCAATAGGGTAATAAACTCCTTGATATAGTCGTAGTAGATTTCAGGGGGCTCTACAGCGTTCTTAGGAGCATTTATGCGGTGTACAATGGTATTGTAGTCCTGGTTTATAGAAGACACAGGAGTTGGGTTGGGAATGTTACTCAATGATGGTAGGATGGGCTCCATGGCCGAGGCATGTGGATCTTCATCAATTACGGGCCCCGTGACCTCGTAATGATACTGCTGGATCACAGTATCTACGGGTGTAAAGTTGAAACTGATATCACAATGCAGTACAAGGTCCCGAACCGCTGAAGGGCAACCATCTGCAACACCTGGAAGGCTGCTGGAAGATAGGTTTGCTCCCTGGACTTTGTAATTGGAATATAAAGCTGTGGTCATATTCCAGCATTGGGTGGTATTCACTTTACCGAGACTGATGTATTCAGTGCCTTCCTTATTCCACCTAAAGCTCACGGTTCCGTTGGACACATGAGGCTGAGCTAGTAGAGGTCGAAGTCTCTCATCTTCAATATCAAAGGACCACGCAAGAACAGTGTGGTAATAAGAGGCTAAGAGCTCCTGTAGGCTGGCAAAAGCACCATCAACAGGAATGATGCAAAGGTGCTCCTTGTGCCGAATGGTCCGATATACTAAACCGCGACCATTGACAAACCACTTGAAAGTATCGGGTGGGTTGAAGGGAGCTGGGTGGAAAACACCATCTATGTGTAGGTGTTTGAAGGTTCCGCTCATCATTGAGTAACACGCAGGGTCGTGTAATCCTGATGTGAAATCCCAAGGGAGCGTGCGGAAAGCACGTCCGTTATCCAAGTGACAGATTATACTAGGATGATCCTTAAGGATCGGGGTGTCATCAATAGTAGTATGGTGAGGCCGATAGCTCTTATAGAGGTAAAAGCGAATCACACCAAGCAGAATTACAACGCCAAATAGGGCGACAAATGGAGCAGCTGACAAAGGCAGTCTGGCAACTGAAATTGGCAGGTGGTCCATAACATGAAAAACGTATTTATAAA